AGAAGTTCTAGAAGAACACTTTGGACTTGGTGAAGATGACGTTGATGTTGATTGGACTGCATAACTGTGATATACTAAGAGGGTTAACGCCCTCTTTTTTTATGATTGGAAATTTAGAGCCGGAAGAAAACATTATGAAAAATTCCGTTGTAGATCAAGTTGCTATAGCAACAAACAAACTAGGATGGGAAGTTGGAGATGACATCGTAGTAGAAATTGGTGGAACTCAAGTCTCTGGTATTGATGTAGGTGAGGTTTACAATAAGAAATGGCAATCACCTAAAGGTACACGTAAGTACAATAAGGAAGCATTTATTGTAATCAAAAACCTTAATAGATCTCCTTTTGAACCATCAAAACCAATGGATGAGTTTAGTCCAAAGCACAAATACTCTAAATAAATTTTAAAATTGACCGGTATGTTTATCGTATATTCAAAAGAAGGATGTCCCTATTGCACACAAGTCGAACAGGTGTTACAGTTAGCAGAACTTAAGTACGTAATTTATAAACTTGGCGTAGATTTTACCAAAGATTACTACTTTAAAAGGTTTGGCTACGATGCTAGTTTTCCAAGAGTGCTTAAGGATGAAAATATGATCGGTGGATGCGCCGAAACAGTAAAATATTTAAGAGAGCAAAAATTAGTCTAATGGAACAAAACCTCATCGACATCTATGATCTTGTTGAACACGCAATCGATAATGCATTTGATGGTCAGATGAACTTAAAGTTCTATGATTATTTGAAATCTAGTAAAATTAAAAAGCACGAAGTAGATTCTTTCATCGACAGCTCTACTGCTGCTGAACTCAGCGATCTGACAGTAGAACTTGATGAGTACCTAAAAGGTGGTGCAGATAACGAGCACAAACAAATTCGTGAGGGTTATGGGCACATTCCCAAACCTCAAGCACGAAAGATCAAAAATTATTTGTATGGCATTTTAGAAGATGCCTGGAGGTATAGTAATGATCGAAGACCTGGACGAAGAAAAAATCAATCTAAATAAAGAGACCACCCATATTAATCGTGGGTTTGAGTTATTGATAAGAAATAGGAGGAGAGCACCAAAACCAAAAACTTTTCAAGTGAAGTTTGGTAAGATGATCTCCCTTTTAAAAAGAGAGTTTCATTTTTACTTTGAATTTCACATAGACGTAAAAAAGGCAAACTCTCAGGAGGTGTAACATGGAATCAGCAACACCGTATATCTTATTCTTTTGTGGAGTAGGAATCATTGGTTCCTTTTTAATAGGATTTATGGTAGGATGGTTTGGAAACGATCTGATATATGCTTTCCTAAACAAAGAAAAGCAACCAGTCATGCACCCGGAGATGTTTGATGAAAATGGTAACATGCTCCCCGATGAAATTTTAGCTGTAAGATTTGAAAACGATTATGAGCCCGACGAAGACGACGACAACGAGTAAGTCTAAGGCCACTACTACAAGAAAGAGAGTGGCAAAACCAAAGACTACAAATACGCCCATCCCGGATCTCCCTACGAATCCATTTGTTTTTGAGATTCTTGAAGTTGTTTCTAAACAACGAACCAAAGCAAAGAAAGTAGAGGCACTGAAAAAATATGAGCATGATTCTCTCAAAGTAATCTTTGTGTGGAACTTTGATGAGTCTGTAGTTTCTCTTCTTCCTAAAGGTGAGGTTCCTTACGGTGATGTGAAAGATCAGAACGTTTACTCTGGCACCCTTTCCGATAATCTCTCAAGAGAAGCATCAGGCGGTGAGGCTGCCATTAAGCAAGACCTGCAAGGGCAAGGAAGAACCTCCCTGCGTCGTGAGTACCAAAACCTGTACCACTATGTTCAGGGAGGCAACAACACTCTCTCAACGATTCGTAGAGAAATGATGTTCATCAATCTTTTGGAGGGCCTTCATCCAAAAGAAGCAGAACTTCTCTGTCTTGTCAAAGATGGAAATTTGTCTGACCAATATAAAATTACTCTTGATGTTGTGCAGGAAGCATATCCTGACATTCAGTGGGGTGGTCGTTCATGACAGTAACAGTCGAAAAGGATCAAGAACCTCAAGAAAAAGAAATGGCAGAGTTCGGATCGGATCAGAATAAATTGAATCCCTCTGATTATGGATGTCAAATTCTCCTGGAAAAGACCACTTTAGATAATGCAAATGACAAAAGTTTCCCTACTGATGCCAGATTAATTTGGTATGTTGTAGATGACAAGGAGCACGTTGACTTGACTCGATGTGGTAAAACTTCAAAACTTTTTGACTTGTACTATGACATGTATGGGAAAAATGCTGTACAAAAAATTGATTTTGGATTTGGAACAATTAGTCCCAAGTTGTGGGGAGTAAAACCTAAAAAAGAAAAGAAAAGAAAATGAGTGATGAATTTCTCAAAGAACAAATAAATGCACTTATTCGGGATGAAATTCAAGAGGTCATTAATGACTATGTTGATTCTGAAGAAGAAGTAAAAAAAAGTGGCCTTGGATTCGTTCCAAAGGAGGATGAAAAAGAACTCAAGGTTAACATCTCTAATGACGAAGTTAACAAACTTATCAAAGAATATAAAAAAATAAAGAAGAGGGAGAAATCAAACTTCTCCCAAATTAAAAGACTTGGATTGGTCGATAAGAATGGTAAACCATTGACTTGACATCCAAAGTAAATCGTATTATGCTTCAAACCATGTATCATTAATATCATGTATAAACCATACTCACCAGAGTGGCATCGCAAAAGATTTCTAAGAGAATCACTAGATCTATACTTTGACAATTATGTTGAGGCTGATGTGATTTACGCAGATATTATGGATATTATTCATGAGCGATCTGAAGATGCCAATGCTGAATTGCGAAGGGCATCAGACTTAGAATCCAAACTCAAAAGAAAAAAGTAACATGCTTTCTACTCAATACAGACTTAGACTAGAGTCCATTTGTAGATGTATTGCGAATAAAGAAGAAGTTCCTTTGGAAGATATGATTTGGGCGGAGAAACTTTCCAAAGCACACACCACCGCCAGAGACTGGTTGCAGAAGGCAAGACGCCAAGCAACTCAAGATATTCAAGAAGGTAGTATGGATGATTTTATGAATAGGATGGGGCTAGGAGACCCCGATCCATCCAATTATAGAACGGGGTTTGATGGTGCAGAAGATATTAGTGATTGGTTTCAAAGAGATAAACCTGATGATTGGAGGCAAAGAGATTGATGCAGGCATTAGTATATTCAAATGGTGGTCAAGAGTCTGAGAGAGCAAAACAACTCTTGGAAAGTCTTGGACAAGACATCAGAGAATTTTTATTAGATGTAGACTTTACTGATAAACAATTCAGAGCAGAGTTTGGAAAGGATGCAGAGTATCCACAAATCTCTGTTGGACTTAATCATAGAGGAAGTTTGAAAGAGACTCTTAACTTTCTTAAGAAAGAGGGAATGTTTGTATGAAGGGATTTGGAAAAAAATCTATTGAAAAAATTGATGATCAAGATGAATATGTAAGGTTATCAAAAAAATATAGAAGTATTAAAAAACGTGCTAACTCTGCTATTCATGAAATTAACCGCATGGATGGAAAAGAACCACAGATTGATTGGACTGAGTATGATCAAGAGGTAGAGAAGTATTATGAAAATAATCCGATGGAAGAATACGAGGAGACATACCAAGATAGCCTATCAGATTTCTTGTCAAGCAGAGGTGATGGTCACCAACATGAATACGTTGGGGATGGAGATGACTAATTTGGTATCATGCTATACCCAACTACTTGACTATATACTATATGAGGTCTATAATAGACCTGTCGTTCATCCCTTCGGGGACGCAAGTAAGTCGCGGAACGGAGCGTTCATCCTATGGTAGAGTTCTTATTGTATTCAAGTCTGTTATGTGAAGATGCTGATGCTATTATGCTCAGGATCAAAAAACATGAGGACATGGATAACCATATTAAAGTGGAACTCATTGAAACAATTCAGGATTCAACTCCTCATTGTCCATGGGACGCAAACGACTAAAGGAACGGGCCTAAAAATCCAACTACTTTAGGAGTAAA